CTTTTCTAGTTTTGCACTAAATTTTTTGCATTCGATTAATGGAATAACTTTGCCGTCAATTGTGACGTATACTTTGGCATCCTTTGTTGAGATAGTGTCTCGGCCATTTAAAAAACTGCCAACTGTGCTTACTGTTTCATCTGCCATTATTTTTACCTCCTATTATTGAACGACCATTGTCATGTAAAGTTTCTCCATTGAATCCAATGGTTTCACTGCTAGATTAACCAAAATTGAGTCACGGTCATTGCCCGCTTCAACAGAAATATCGTCTTCCTTAAAATCACTGATAACATTCGCATCGGCTAAACTTTGCAGGTAGCTCACACGGTTTGCTTTAAACAAGTCTCGTCCAGTCGAACTATTAGTGATCTTGCCGATGAACATATCCTCGAATGTTCGCTTGGTATTGGTTACAATAGTGTCCATTGTTCTAACTACACGGTTCTTGCTGAAAAATACTGGTTTTTCTGCTGTTACCTTAGTTAAGGAATTAATATCCTGCTCAATTACAACTGTCTCATTGCGTTTGGTCGTAAAGACAATTTCGCCATTTTCTAAAGCTTCAATCGTTCTGTCATTGCTAAACTTCGGATATGCACTAATTGCATCTGGGTACTCTACATAAGTAAGTGATTTAGATGCATCAGCTGAACTTGATGCTCCTGCAAAGAACCCTGCAGCTACTGTGGCATCTAATTCTGTGCCGTCACCTAAAACAACGCCATTCGCTACAGTAGAAATACCTTCATAGTTAACCTTGTCAGCTGTATAAGGAATAACACCACGTACTTTGATGTCATTGTCTTCACGCAAATGCTTAATCTCTTCTACCAGTTGCTTATGTATTGGACTATCAACTGGAAAACCTGCAGTAGTAGCTACATCGTAGTCCTCTGTTTCCATTGCATCGTTTAATAAGTCACTAATGTCTACTGGCGTAGTGGTTTCACCTGTTAAATCAACAGTCACGTCATGTTGTAAATCAGCTAATGGGTTAAGGCTTGTTGGTTTAACAATCGGAGCCTTTGCATTATCACCGCTGTCCTTGGTAGTAGGACTTGTTGGCGAAGTTCTGTCCGTCAATTTAACTAAGATATAGTCGTTTGACATTAGTGTTTCTGGCTTATCAACGTTAACGTCCTGTTGATCGACAATCCTGCTGCCTAACAAAGTTGATACGATCACCTTGCTATCGCTTTTTTGCACGGTTACGTGTAATTCGTTGCCTACTGTGCCAGGGTATTTAGCAGTGAATGCCCATGGTAATGACTCATCGTTGGCTGTAGCCGCAACACCGTCATTGTTGTTAAGCAGCAATACCGTATCGGCACCCTTGAGCACCTCATGCAGTGTTAGCAGTTCAGGTTCATCAATATCATGGCCAAGCAACGCCTTGAAGTTTGAATCACTCCTTAGCTTGATAATGCCTTTTGCGCCCCAGTTAAGTTGTGTACTAACTGGTAGCAGTGTCCGCCCAATATCTGCGCCATTATTGTTATTGCCTTTACCAACAACGTTAAAATAGGCACCTGAGCGGCGCTTATTTTGTGTTTTCCAACTCATTTAATATTTCCTTTCACTTCTTGATTTTGTAATTTAATTTCATCATTCTTATCTGGGTAAAATCTTCCCCAAACCTCAAATTGATAGGTCAACGTATTATCTTCCTGCTGAGTTACTTGAATATGCCTTAACGGAGCATAGTCCTTTAACTCTAATAAACCGCTTAAGAGATAATCTTCCATTCGCTCCATATCCATTTTTGGATGATCGGGATCAGGAAAATAGATTACCTGATAAGCATACTTGCGATATTGCCTATCAAACATTTCAGGAGCTTTGCTGGTATCAATTTTTTCAATAAAAAAAGACGGCTCATTAAATCCGTCTGCTTGATTTTCTATGTAAATGGTTGCCTTAGGGAATAGCCGTGCTATCTCGTCAGCAATCCTTTCAATTATTGTCACTCCATCAGCCTCCTTAGAATATCGTCCATTACTGGTGTAATCAGCTGTGGAATCTGGTTAGAAGTCTGCTTAGTGGCTTTCTGCAGGAAATGCTGACCAGGAACCCAACTTGCTTTTAGCCGCTTACCAATTGTAGGTACATACCTGCCTGGAGTCTGTCTGTGACCATTCTCCACGAAAGAAGCATAATTTTTGCTGTTGCGTAATTCTACTGAGATATCAGTGGCACTAAAAAACGGGCCTTTTAATTGCCAACTTCGTCTTAAATCACCAGTTTTGACTGGCGTGTTAGCTTCCGCATTGCGCTTATAGGTCTCTCCTACGTTTTTTACACTCTTCTTGACCTCGTTTTTAAGTTGCCCACCTGATACTTGGGCATTAACATGCTTGGCAAATTCTTCAAATTGGCTGTTGTCAAAATCTCCAAATGCACTCATGCTTTCTCATCTCTTGTCATTGCTATTTCTTGGTGACTCACATAACCTGAATAACCTTTGCTACTCCGTTTATACTTCGTCACTTTGCCATTAACATCAGTCACTATAATAGTGGACCCTGCTGGTATATCTATTCCTGTTCTGAGCAATAGCGTTGCGTCATATTCATCTGTGCCAAAAAACGACTGCTCACTGGCTTTTAATCCTTTAAGTATCACTTTGGCTGGCTCATCTGAAACGACCGTCACAGGCTCACTGGTGGTTATGTGGTGTTCGTTAACTACCTTCTTGGTTGCTTGAATAGTTACCTTGTCATTCCACAGTATAGGCGCCACTTCTTTTAGCTTGTTAAATGCATTAATCATTGTGGCAACCTCCTGAAATGAATTAAGTCACTGATAAAATCATCGGTAACCGGGTTAAGTTTCTGCACTTGAGCATATATTTCAGCAGGTGAGCCGAAGTTAACTGATACGTCTCCTTCACTGATTGAGTTAACCACATCATTACTAGTCCAATCATGTGTCTGGATTAATTGAAGGCACATTGCTGTGATAGTGCTGTCTATTTCTGGTGGTAGTTCGTCAACTGGAATATTAGTAAAGTTTGCTACCGACTGGGTTACTCTATCTACACTATAATCAATCAGATCGCTGTTTACCTTGTCACCTAATAATTTGGTGACCTTATCTTTAATCTTCTTTTTTCTTTCATCGCTCATTTTTACTTCCCGCTTTTAGTCGCTGACTTAGTTGATGGTGCTTGCGGAGCAACCTTATCCGCAATCACAAACTGAATACCTGCAGTCTTAGTGTTGAGTAATAAAACGTCATTATAAGATTGCTCGTAGTAAAGGTAATTGCCGTTATTAGCAGCACTAGGTGCATCAAAGCCTGCAAAGCTGTATTTTTCAGGCGCAATTTGCACGCCATTGTAGATCAACATCATTTCAATCTGCTTAGAATCATCAATTGTCTTTGCGCCAACCGTGAAATCGTATGCAGTTTGCATTAAATCGGATGGAATAACCGTAATTGTGACATCATCAAGGCTGTAAACCGTACGTTGTACATTGTTTGGATCTTTAAGCGTTAAGCCACGGTTCATTGCCTCAGCACGTTTTAAGATTGCATTGATCTTTGGTGTAACGTATAGATACCTGTTCTGATTTGGAATTCTTGCTTCATCGAAGTCAACCATCATGTTATCGAAGGCTGTAAGGATATTCTTTTCGTCAAGAGTATCCGTTGTAATGCCTTTACCGCCATCTTTAGTTTGTTTTTCTAAAAATAGCTTGCTGAACATATACTTGTCCATCTCTGGCATTTTTTCGTCCAGATTGAATTGTCGGGTAATGTTTGCCATTGAAATAACGTAATTAGATTCGTCTACATCAGATGGGTCAACTAGTGTGCTCCAGTAACGTTCATTCTTTAATTCATAAGAATCCCAATCATTGCTGTAGTTCGCCTTAATATCAGTGATGGTGCGTCTTTGTCTGTCTCGCCGACCTTCCTCAATTGTTAGTCTAGGAAGTTTGATATGTTTTGCTCCATCAAACTTTATTAAGCTGTTGCTTGGTGATTGCCATAGTGGAGCAGTATATAAGTGTCCATCATAGAATGCTTGTTGTACCGCTTGTTGATATGCTTCTGCGTAATTTACTGTTGCCATTATTTACTTTCTTCTCCTTTAAATATATTTGTCATAGTGGCTACTGGATCAGGGTCGTTCTTACCGCCACCACCTTGTGGCTGATATGGTTCCTTACTT